CGGGTTATAAATTAAGTGAGCTTCATGATGTTGCTATTTCTTCGCCCGTTGACAGGGCTTCTTTATATTATTCAAATGGATTATGGAGAGATACAACGCCAACACTTTTAGTAAGTGATACGGCTGCAATGTTAGCCAACTATGCAACCAAAGCCTACGCGGATACAAGTGGCAGATTATATGCAAGGCAGGATTACACCACAGGCGTAACAACATCAACGTTAACTTGGACACAGACAGACACGTTAATTCCTGGGGGAGTTACCTTTATTCAAGTGTATCGCAACGGACAAATATTATTACCTTCTCAATACACCGTACCAACGTCAACAAGCGTGGTTATTTCAGCTTCATCATTCAAAGTTAACGATAATTATACGGTAATTTTTCCCCGTGGTGGTGGTGCTGGTTCGGGTGGAGGATCGGGTAGCCTTACCTCAATTTCTGGTGGTACGGGAATACTTGTATCACCTGACCCAATAACAACCACGGGCACGGTGTCGGCTGATTTATCTGTATTAATGGAGTTAACCGATACAAGTTTATTAAACCTTACTACAAGGTTTGCATCAAAATTAAATTTATCGGATACAGTTGCAATGCTTACCCCTTACTTTAGAGATGCTGATACTACCCTGCTAAATCTTACTAATAGATTTAATACCAAATTAAATATATCGGACACAACAAATATGTTATCTCCTTATTTCCGTGATGCTGATACCTCTTCATTAAATCTTACTTCCAGATTTGCATTGAAATTAAATGCAGCAGACACAGCTTCATTGTCCTCAAGAATAAACACTAAAGGAACAGTATCAAGCGTTGCAACGGGCTTCGGCTTGCTCGGTGGAACAATAACCACGACGGGAACTTTGCTACTTGATTCGGCGGTTGTATTTACAAGGATACGGGATTCGATTGTTGACGTTGCTATTGGGAATGATACCATAAAGATTTTAAAACAGGAATATCAACCAGCCTTATCAAGTGTTTTAACTTGGACAATTACGCCTAAATTCCCAATTCAATTAAAAGCGTATATTTTGGTTTTTAGGAATGGGCAACTATTAAACAATGACCAATATAATTTAACTGACACAAATAAAATTACCATTGTTTCAACCTCATTTAAGGTAGGTGCAAATTATACCGTCGCAACCGTTAGCGGCATTGGTTCTATTGGTACGGGTGTTTTTCCAAATCTTGTTTACCCTGAAGCTGGTATTGCCTTGTCAACGGGCAGCGCTTGGGCTTCCTCTATTCCTAATAATTCAAGTAATTGGAATATTGCCTACAATGATAAAATAAACAATGCGGCTTTCACGGGAACGACTACAAAGACACTAACAATAACCCAATTAGACGGTGGAACAATAACCGCACCGTTTACCGATTTGCAAGGCATCGTTGCAGGCGATACAGCTTCTATGCTTTTGCCTTACCTCCGTAAAGCTGACACGACAAATATGTTATTACCATACTTTAGAGATGCTGATACAACCTCATTAAACCTTACAAATAGATTTAATACTAAGCTAAATATAACTGACACAACCTTAATGCTGTCTAAATATTTAAGAAAATTAGATACAATTACTTTGAGTAATAGGATAAATTTAAAAGTAAATATATCTGATACGGCTTCGATGTTAACTACTTACTTTAGAGATGCTGATACATCTTTATTAAACTTAACTTCCAGATTTGCGACTAAATTAAATATAAGCGATACGGCTTTAATGCTTACAAATTACCTTCGCTCAGGTATTGCTTCTTCGACTTATCAGACAAAGTTAAACGGCACAGGCTTTGTCAAGGCATCGGGGACAAATATAACGTATGATAATTCAACTTACCTTCGAACGGGCTTAGCTGATTCGACTTATTTAAAATTAACAGGGGGAACATTGACGGGTAATTTGTCTGTAAATGGTTCATCTACATTAAGATTTACAAACATTTATGATAAAAGCACATATACACCATTTAATGTTGGATTAGGCGAACAATCTATTTTTAATGTAGGCGCATATTTAAGAGGCGGAACAGTTATGATATTTCCAGATTCTTCTTTAGCTGGAAGTTCTGGTAATTTATTTTTTGCAAATTCAAATGTATTGGGTGTTGAATATTCTGCAAGAGGTAGCGGAATTAGGAATTATATAAAACAAGGAGGAGATGTAAATAGAAATTCATTAGCATTATATACAAGCGATATAGGTCAACAAAATACTAATAGACTTTACATAAACTACAATGGCGATATTGGTATAAATGATGACACTCCATCTTATAAACTTGAAGTCAACGGCACACTCGGCGTAACAGCCGCAACCACGTTATCAAGTACGCTTGCGGTGACTGGCGCCGTTACCCTTTCTACCACCACGGCAACGCCCACGACTTTACTTGGCAAAGATGGAAGTAATGTGGTTGGCACGGTTACAACGGTTGAGCAAACAGGGCTTTTTGGTAGAGGCTCGGTAACAAACGCAGTAACTGATGCAAATGGAAATATTACCGTTGCGCATGGTTTTAACTTTACTCCGATTATGGCTTTTGCAAATCTTCCAGGGCAAACAATAAATATTGTAAATGTCAAAGAGGTTGATGGAACAAATATTACTTTTGTTGTAAGAGATGGAGCGACAAACGACGTACTTAACACAATTTCAGTAGCCAAAATTGAATTTTTCGCAATAAAATAAAAAACATGAAACAACTCCTTCCCCTTTCCCTCTTCCTCTTCCTTTTGCCTTGCCTTGCATGGGCACAATATCCGAGCAATGGCAATCAAAAGATAACGCTCGGAGAACAGACGACCGCGGACGGTTTGATATATCGAGGCGTACTTGCGGACACTGGCATCATTACCCCATTAAGTGATACAAGCGCGTACATTATTCTTGATACGGTAAATCATAGGTTTTATAATTACAACCGTGCTACAAATGTTTGGAGCGTGGCAGGAGGTGGTACATCTGTTACAACCTTTAGCGCAGGAACAACAGGCTTAACACCAAGCGAGGCAACAAGTGGCGCGGTGACATTGGGAGGTACTTTAGCGGTGGCAAATGGGGGCACGGGATTAACAACCTTTTCAGCCGCAGATAGAATACCTTATACAACATCTGCAACAGCATTGGCAACATCTTCTAACCTTACTTTTAATGGTTCAAAATTAATATTATTAGGAAATCAATCATTTACAGGCACTCAAAGCTTTATAAACAATGAAATAAATAGCACATATACACAAACTACAGCAACAAATGCTGGCGTAGTAGGAGCATTTAATTCATTATTAACATACGCTGGAACTTCGGCATTTAGTAATAGTAGAGCTTATTCGGTAGTCCCAACTATTAGTAATACAAGTACAAGTAATTTAATAAGTGGCGCTTATTATTCTATTAGGACTTCTTCGTCGGGAGCGGCAAATATTTTAAATGCTTTATTGTCTGAATATAGATTAAGTGGAAGCGGAAATGTTACTGATGCTAAAATTATATCAGGATTAATTTTTAAAGACGGGGCTGGAACTTTAACTAATGGCTATGGATTTAAAATTGAAGACATTACTAATACATCTGGAACTATAACAAATACATTTGGAATACACGTTGGGGATATAACTTCTGGTACTCAAACAAATAAAGCATATTCATTATATATTTCTGACCAAAATAGTAGAAGTTATATAAATAGCAACACAGGTTTTGGTGCTTTAGATCCAACCGCACGCCTTCACCTTGCTGCAGGCACAGCAACCGCCTCAACCGGACCTTTGAAATTTACAAGTGGTACAAACCTTACAACCGCGGAGGCTGGAGCCATGGAGTTTAACGGAACAAACCTTTTCTTTTCCCCATCCACAACAAGGCACACGATTAATCACGGCTTAACAGGTTCGGCAACGCTTAATTTTCCTTCAACATTAACTATGCTGTCGGCTGATTTAACAATAACCGTAACAGGGGCTGCAGACGGTGACGTTGTTAGCCTCGGTGTTCCAAACGCTGCCGTAAATGCAAATACCTTTTATTCCGCATGGGTATCAGCAGCGAACACTGTAACAGTTAGATTCAATAATTATTCCATTGGAACAGTTGACCCAGCCTCAGCATTATTTAAAGTATTCGTAACAAAATAAATTATAAATATGAAAAGAATTATTTATTTCATAGCCTTGTTTTACTCCACCTTTACAATGGCTCAATCTCCTGTTTTTGACACGGCTTACGTTTTGCCATTGAACGGCAAATTTTACCTTTTAAATCGGATTGAATACGATGATGATTCGTATTACGAAAAAGTTACTATCATTGGTGATACGGCTCAATTTTACTTATCAGCTTTGCAGAAATTTGAAAGTACGGCAAATAGCTTTGCTAACTTTGTAAATGGCTCATACTTTTATGGCAAAGAAACAACGGGAGCGATAAGAGAGAATACTGGCATTATTGCCATAACAGGCAAAAGTCCAATAGATACATTGGGAGTGCAAACATTTGAATTTATTTCAGATAATAAATTTAAATGGGTAATAAATAACACTCCTATTAATTTTAACATTACGGCAAACAAAGTATTAAGATACACCGTGGAAGGATTGGCCGCGCGTACAATGTTTGGCTTTGGAAAGAATATGATACGACTTACAAGCTACCCAACAACAGGAAGTTTCTTAGATTTGTATTGGGACGAAGGAAGAAAATTATATGTATCACAGGATGGAAAAACAAACCTCCGAAGAATATCTGCAACACGATGAAAGCAACATTAATTAATTTATTGCACCTTGGATGGGAAAAGATAACGTATGCCATTTGTTGCGGATGGATATTTAGCTTCTTCGTTCCTATAAAAGGATTTTTGATATTTACGGTTTTTGTTGTTTTTGCCGACATGGCTACGGGAATCATTGCAGCAAAGAAGGAGGGGCAAAAGATAAATAGTCGTGGGCTTTACCGGACCATAGAAAAAATAGTAGTGTATTTTTGTGCTATTCTTATTTTCGAAGGTGCAAGAAATACTTTTAGCCTTCCGTTCAACATTACGTACATGGCAGCGTTTTTAATTGCAACAGTAGAATTGTATTCTATTTCGGAAAATATAAAACGCATCACGGGTGTAAATCTGGGCGTTTTAATAACACGTTTTTTTAATCGTTAAAATAAATAATATGCAGACTAATTTAAAAGATGCGCTTAAAAACGCGGACGGAATAAAATCACCAATGGGCGATGTGGCTTGTTATTCAATGAACTTCGCGGAGCTTGCAAGTGAAATTAATGTTCATCTTGAAGGCAATAAAGTAAAATTTACATGGCGCGAATACGTCCAACTGGCTCAAATCATTTGGGACAAGATTAAGGAGACAAGCCGCGAATGTGCAGGCAAAGAGATAGAGGTAAAATTACCCCCTAAATTATCACTCATCGGTGCAGCCTTTGCCCTTATTGGTTTTAAATTATAGGCGCAGACAGATTCGCTACCTTATGCGACTTCAGGGCGGTGCATTGATTTGCATCGCCCTTAAAAATATAAAAATATGAAAGCAAATAAATTTTGCGTTTTCCTTGACGCAGGTCACGGCGGCATCGATGCAAAGAAAAAGTTACCGTTTAATTATACGACGTATCCTTCAAAGTGCTTCCAGCATAACAACGCAAAGTTCCACGGTTACGGCTGGTTCTTTGAAGGCGTGTTTAATCGGGAAGTCGCGGCAAAGATTGAGCAGTATTTAAAAGATTGGGGAATGTCGGTTATCAATGTGTACGACCCTGTTATAGATGTTACCCTTACAAAGAGAGTAGCAAAAGCCAATATAAACGCCCAGAACTATGAGGCTTCGTTATACCTAAGCATCCACGGCAACGCGGCAACGACAACAGCAAGGGGCTTTGAAGTGTTTACGTCAATAGGACAAACGAAGGCAGACATTTACGCCACGTTTCTTTTCAATGAAGTCAAAGAAGCTTTTCCGAAATGGGTTTACAGAATGGATACCATTGACAATGACCCAGACAAGGAGGCTAATTTCTTTGTACTGAGCCAAACGAACATGCCAGCCGTGTTATCGGAAAATGGATTCTTTACAAATTACAAAGATGCGTTGATGATGTTCGACCCAGCCTTTCAAAGTACGTTGGCACTTTGTCACGCACGGGCGGTGGTTGATTATGCAAAGACGCAAGGGGTTATGTTTTAAAATGGAAAGGGGCGACGCAAATGTCACCCCCGATTTTCACCACTAAAATAACAAACGTAACCGATATCTTAATTTATAACTTTGTTAATAATTTTCAAACATAAATCTTTTATCACATCCCCGTCGGCTTCCTTGTAAATCCTGTACGCTATTGTTAACATTCGCCCCTGATCCATTCTTTCAATCGGCGGTGGAACATCTGGAAGGATTGGGTCAAGGTAAAATTTAAGCATGGCAATTTTCGCCTGAGTGCCCTGAGCAAATCTAATATCCTTTGGATAATTTTTGGTAATTCTTTCAATTTC